CGATGTTGCCTGCGCCGCCACCTGTCATGTCAGCCACTCCTGCGCCTTGAGGCGGCTGCCCTGCTGCTGCGGGTGCTGGGACTCCGGGTGGCCCTCCTGCTGCCTCTGGAGGCTGCGGTGCGGGCTGCGCGAACTGCTTCAGTATCTCAGCTTGAACTGCAGCATCAGCAAGGGAGTTAGTGAGTTTGTCAGGATCAAGGTCCATGCTCTTGGCAATCTCACGTACAATATAATCCATCTTAGCAAAGGGTGCAAGCACAGGATTAGACACGACGCCAAGAAACTGCATCAGCCGCTGGCTGCGAACTTCATTTGCCATGAGGCTTTCAGTGCCTTGTGCTTTAACCTCAAGGTCGCCCTTGATTTCAGGATCGTAGTCAAACTGCATATTGAAGCTAAAGAGAGCTTTGCCGAGAGGTGCAATCAGATAGTCGTCAATGTTCTTGATGACAGTGCGGATGCTGCCATTGGCTGCAGACATCAGCATCGAGATGCCGCTTGCAGTTCTTCCTACGCCGCTTACACCTGTTTGACCATGTGCAAATGAGGGGAAGCCTGTGCTTTCATCTGCCAGAACACGAGCTTTATCAAAGAGTTGCATCAACTCGCCAGTGACATTCTGGAACTTTGTACTGAACAGGGCTTGACCCGGAGCGCCACCTTGTCTGCGGAATATCTTGCCCGGATATAGCGTCATGTCCTGCCCCGGCACAAGATTAGTCTCATCTACTTCAAAGATGAGGTTGCCACTCAAGACAGCGTTATCCACAGCCATACGCATGAAGCCATTCATAAGCTGCTGCGTGTCAGTCATGTTTTCAGCAATGCCTACGCCAAAGAAGCTGTAGGGGTTGACTTCGTAGGGGGCTGCAAAGTAAGGGATAATGCTCGGCTTGAACGGGTTCATCACAAGACGCAGCACTTGTCCGTTACAAATCCATGCGTTGACACTAAGTTGATCCAGATCACGAAGATCACGCGGAATATCAATGTCATGCTCTTTCAGCACTTCAGTGTCAACGTAGCCCCAATATTCGTATACCTCAAAGCGTTCAGCCTTGTCGTGGGCGCGATCATCTTCCATCGCAAGTTCCCAATACTTACGCTCATAGCTTTCACCACGTTCAATGGCGCTATTGATTGCATTGGAGCGGAAGTAGGGGCGTCGCTTGAGTGCCCGCATTTGTGAACGAGACATCTTGTGACGCTCAATCACATACTCTGCTTCATCCATGTTTGCAGCATCAGGATCAGGATAGAAGTTCCACACAGAGACGTAAGCAGTAGACGGCACAGTTTTGATTACAGGATTGTAGGTGCCATCTTCATCCCAATTAGGATACTCTTTGTTTACCGCAAAAGGCCCCTTCATAATGCCTGTGCCAAAGAGGGCGCAATCAAATGCAGCAAGACGCAATTGCTTGTTGGCATTGCTCTCTTCTAGCTGATCCATGATCTTCTTCTGCATCTTCTTGGCTGCAACCATTGCAGGGTGGAAGGTCATAGCAGTAGGCGTAGTGCCGGGGCCTTCAATCAGCTTTTCCATCACAGGTGCAAGCTGATCCTTCATGCCACCAAGGCGGCGTTGAAGAGTGTCAAATGTATCCCCCGGCTCAAGTTTCGTAGTAGGCCCAAACAAAGGATTACGAACAGGCTTCTTGCCAAAGGCTTCACGAAGCTGATCAATACCCTGTTCAGCCTGAGGGTTAGTCTCCATGTGTACTGTATCTGCTACACCTTCAGGCAGCGTAGTAGGATCAACAGTCAGCGGATACGTGTTGTTAGCAAAAAGTACGTCAACAATCTGACCATAGGCTGCAAGAACCTTAGTCTTTGTGATCTTGACGAAGACACGAGACTTTTCAGTTTCAGTGAATTGAGTTTCAGGCCCATACAGACCACGATAGTTACGATACGACATAAGCCAACGATCTTCGTCAACTTGACGCGCATCCTCTGCTTCAGAAAATCGTCCCATGACGTAGCTGACAAGGCTGCCAGCTTTCGTATCAACTGTATCGTCCTTAGCTTTATCCTTCAGCGAAGAGGACGCATCAGTTTCAAAGAGTTCTTCTTCCATGTGTTAGTATCCTAAAACAGAGTCTGCAGGCGTTAACTTGTTACTTTTAGATATATTAACATCCCACGGAAGTACTTGCAAGTTCCACGGAACATTTAGTCCGCACACCTCACGACCATTTATTGGTACTATGTGGTCTACGTGATACGTTTCTCCAGAAACCAACTTTAGGTCAGCCGCCAACCAGTAAAACGATTTCATTTCGTTAAGCTGGTCTTGTGTTAGCCAACTTGGAGTGCTCTTAGTCCACGCCTTCCTTCTACGATAGTCTCTAGCCCTATACTGCTGCGTGTTGTTGTAGTAGTGACGCTTGCACCGCTGCCGCTGTAAAGCCCTACCTTCTTCAGTGGCATACCTTTTTGCGTCGTACTCTTTTCGTCTAGCAGCTTGTTTTTCTCTTACTTCAGGACGATTGTTATACTCTGCGTTCCATGACGAGTGACATACTTTACACTTAGACTGCCTGCCGTATTTACCAGACACCTTTTTTCTAAACTCGTCAATGTGCTTTTCTTCTTTACACGTTACGCAAACTTTAGTTGTCACTATCAGTATCCCAAAATAGAATCTGCAGGCTTGAATCTATGAGAGTGGTTAGCCGGATCGTAGTCCCAAAGGTTGCTGCGAGGCCGAGACGCAATGCCGTAACGAAGAGCGTCCCAAAGATGGTCTTCACTGTGCGTGTCAATATCTTCAGGGTTGTTGCGATCCAGAGGCAAAGAGGGTAGCTGTGCAATGCAGTTTCTGCAGGTGTTGAAGAATACAATGCCAGCTTCTTCTGTATACGGATCGACTTTTAGCCGCTGGTGCATAAGGTTTTTACCAGCAATACGAGAACCTTTTGTGCGATCAGAAGGACGCCATCTGCATCCTTTCATAATCATCTTTTCTGCAAGAGAGGGGCCTGTATCGCCGCGCTTGTGCCACAAAGAAGAGTCAAGTATGCCGTAACGTATCTTTTCGCCCTCTTCGATCTCAAGGATCATTTCAGCCAAGTCTTCTGCAGTAACCTTGCTGACATACAACTCACGATACACGATAAGTTGCTCAGACGGTGCTACAGCAAACCACACAACACCTGTCTTGCTGCTGTAGCCATAGTCTGCTGCACGAAACCTTGCCCAGCTTTGCGGTATGGGGAAAGGCTCAATCACGTGAATGCGAGGATTCCACTCGGGGAAGGCAGCACCCTCTGCTGCAGACCAGTCGCCCTCAAGTAGTTGTCTACGCTGATGCTCAGGCAAAGACAGAAGCATTGCTTCGTATTGACCGTCTGCAGCAAGATACGGATTGTCAAACAGAGTTGCAGGTATGAACCTACGTTTATACAGAGCTTCGCCTTCCCTGCTATGTCCTTTTGGAAACTTTAGCACTTCTCCTGTTTCAAAATCAACAGCAGCGAATGACTTACCGGGAACAGCAGGATCAACAAAGCCTTTCTTTACCCAAAAATGCCCCGGACCACCGGGGTTACTAGTGCAGCGCATGTAGAGTTTTAGCGTAGGATCAGCAGTACGAAGACGAGAACCCATGTAGTTAAAAGAGAATGGTGTATTCCATTGGGTCAACTCGTCAAAGCCAATCCAATTGAACGCTTGGCCCTGATACCGCATGACATCCATATCTCGGTCGAGATAAGACATCCACAATGTTCCGCCACGTGGCGTGATCCATTGCTGCTTGCGCTCACTCCACTTGATGCCGGGAATGGCTTTAGGGTAGAGTTCTTGAGACTTCATAATAAGTTCACGAAGCTCTTCCGTCGTGTGCCGTACAAGCAAGCCGCTAAAGCTGGGGTTGTTCATATCCCGCAGCGGATCAGCGAGCATAGCAAAACTCTTACCAGACCCTGCCCCGCCGCCGTATAGCACCTGCCTCTCAGTTGCAGCTAGAAAGTCAGTCTGAGGCCCCGGATTAGGCTTGAAGACGATGTTCTGCGCTTCTTCTACTTCATAGGCTGCAGGAAGGGCTACAGCAGGAACAACAATAGGCTCAACTGCTTTCTGCTTCTGCTCTATCTTCTTTCGCTTTACCGAGGCGCGTTTGCTCAAGAGCATTGATCTGTTTGAGGATTTTCTCGTAACGTCTTGCGTAGAAGCGTTTAATTCTAAGAATACTCTTGCGTCGTCTGTCAATGTTGATCCTCTTCTTCAACCCATTGGCGCTGATGTATCTGCCTGTCTGCTTAGACAACCAAGCTGCAACATCTGCATAACTATGCCTCTTTACGTGCTTCTTTGCAAGCTCTAAATGAGACAACTCGTTATCTACAGGTATCATCCAATCTTCATCATCAGGATCAACGATGTATCCGAATGGTATTGTCCGTATCATGCCTAGCTTAGGCAGCCTTTCCCAGCCTTTCCTGTATCCTTTTAGTGGATCAGGCGGTGTAGGAAGTATCCAATAGCCTAAGTCTACACGCTCTAGGTTGTACTTATTCCGTATCTTCATTCTTAGCTGGGAGGATAAACAGAGGGTTACTGCCCCCTACTTCCACCTTCTCTGTTTTAGCAAATCCTGTACGATCAAGCACATCTCGTGCTGCAGCAATCTTGTCACGGATACCGAGTTGTGTCGGGTCTTCCATGCCACTATTGAGAGCATAGGCTGCTTTGGGTGCAATACGAGACAGATACGTGCGCGTAGCCTCTGCAATCTCATCTTTCAGAGCATTGACGATAACTGTAGTAGCAGTATTCTCGCTGTAGCCAGCAATGCGCTTGGCTGCAACAACATCTCCATTTGCACCATCAAACAGCGCCTCAATGAAGCGTTGTTGCTGTTCTGTAAGTTGTTTAGCCATGTCTACGCCTTTTGCCAAAAAAGAAGTCTCTGAATGCGTTGTAGGTTGCTAGTGCCATTTGCTGAGGTGTAGGCAGCATCCATCCGATAAAAGTAAGCAGCCACATCCACAGCGGAATTTCTTCTATGTAGTTGATAATTACGGATTCAACTGTTTCTGCTTCAACTTGCTTAGTCTCAGTGATGATGTCACGTCCAGCTTCAGTCCTGTTTTCCTGCAGCGACACTTGCTGTCTGTTCTCTTTGCCGATCTGTGTATTGGCCGCTGTGTTGACGCCGCCACCACCTAAGAACCCCATAGGGAGTCCACCACAAGAGGAAAGCAGGAGGAACACAGCCAGCCATTTCATTTGACCATAGCCATCTCTTTGGCTACCTCTCGTACACTTTCTACACGACGCCCCCAGCCTTTACCAAAGGTATCCCAATGCTTCAGCCTCTTGAGGAAGTTGAGGCGGGCATCAAGGGCTGCATCAATGATTTTGATGGGGTTCATATCTCGTGCTGCACCGATAGTCATAGGACCGACACGACCATCAGGCTCAACACCTACTGCAAGCTGAATCCACTTAGGCGCACGAGCAATGCCAGAATTTACAGCACCATCCATCATAACAAGATCAACACCAGCAGGCAGTTGTCCACATTTCGTAGGACGCCAGTAATTCATCTTGTAGATTTCCATAGCCTCTTCTTGTGTCAGGTCTTTGACATCCTGCTTCGTGATAGGCTTACCACGCCACGACTGAAGCACAGCAAAGGTGACACCCATGTTCGTAGCACCACCGGGGTCAGCAGGGTGATCAACGTAGCCGCCCTCATGCTTGAACACTTCATACATAACTCGTTCAAAGTTATCTTCGGCCATCAGTAGTCCTTCTCTGTAGCATGTGTGCTGCGGCTGGATACAGATGTCTTGCTAGACATGTAGGCTGTGGCACCCATGTAAGCTGCTACGACACCTGTTTGTGCAATATAGAACAACCCGAGCAAGTCTGCAAGTGCTGACACACGATCATCGCTGATGATGGGGCTAAAGAGCAATGCGCTGAAGACGATCATCGTAAGCATTGCAACCCAAGCCATACGCTTTTGTGCATCAGCCTTTTCTTCACGCAGTTCAATCTCAAGCATACGCTCTTTGCGTTCTACTTCTTCAGGCGTCACCTTGCCGTCCTTGTCTACGTCAAAATCTATTACCATAGTATCACATCTGATATGAATAGTAAAGCCACGCAAACAGTGTCAACATGGCGGTAATGCTTGTGAGGCTCAAGAACAGCAGTATGCCAGAGATGATGTTATCTTTTATCTCTTGCTTACGATACTCGTGCTCTTGCCTCTGGACACGAATCTTTGCTTCAATAGATAGCAACTCATTCCACGCAGACTGCCCATGCGAAAACTGTATATACTGCTTCAGTTCATCACGCATAGCTTGAGCTTTATGCTTTGCAGCAAATATCTCTACGGCTTCTGCTTGTACACTAGAACTAAACGCTTTGTACCACGGAGGGCTTTGGACTCTTCGCTCAATGAAATCAAGATCACTAATAGCGGTAGCCCATTGAGATAGCTGGCTACCCATATCTTGTATGTCTCTGCCAATTTCAATGCCTTTCTTGATTGCATTGAAGGCAGTCGTAGCTGCAGCAATAATAGAGATAGGGTCCATACAAGCCTCCTTTAGGCTGCAGTCCCATTAAAATGCTCTTCGACTGCTACAGTTACAGTAATAGATGATGTGGCGCTTGCTAGACCACGAATCTTGTCTTGTTTATGCAAGTAAAGTGGGAACTCAGTTAGCTGAACAAGCGAATAAGGCTTGAGCTGAACTTGTTCCATAATAGTGTAATAGGTAGTAGCCACAGAATCATACCAATCGAGGCTGACAGTGACAACATTAGCGGTAGCATTAGAGACAATGATGCTGTTAACATCGCCATCATACCTATCTGGACATGTGTAAATATCAGAGTTGGTTGTGCCCAACTCAAGTGCCACTGTGCGCCTTTTACGATTAGTTTGCATCAGTCAGTCAAATCCCAAAATGCAAGAGCGCCAAT